TTCTATAACGTGACCTACAGGATACAAAGCTTTGGACAACAGGTAAAGAGGACCTATTACAGTAATAATAGGACGGATAGACGAGGAGATCCCTTGAGTAAGCCTACTAACCTGTTTAATTATGGAGTCAATCCCGCTAACCTGTGCATTAAAATTAACAGGTGCGGGTTTAAGTTTTCCAACTACTTCAGTAATTATCTCCTTCCTCATCTCTGGGGAGGATTCTTTCAACCTCCTCACAAAATTCTTAGTAAACTCTGCAGCTCCTACACTAGAAGCTCCACCTACTAACTTACCCAAGGCCTTTTGAAAATCTGTGCTTTTATCAACAGTATTAACAATAGCATCTAACATCTTCTTACTAGACAAAGCACCTTGCTGTTCTAATCCCAACAAGAGCTTCTCAAATCTTCTAGGAGAAATACGCCTTAACTGAATTTCTATGAACTTAGGCTTACCCCCTTTCCCACTAGATAACAAACTATCAACCTGCTTACCTATAAGTTCAGTACTTAACCCAGCTTTCTTTGACTCAGACGCAATATCATAAACAGATTTTAGTACTGTTCCTAACCCTTTAGTCCACACATCTATAGATCTACTAATACTTTTCTGAGATGCTTGAAATGCTCGGTCAATATAAGCAGGGGAGCCCTTTATAATACTAAGTAGTGATTCTACAACCCCCACAGGTCTACGAACACCCACTGCTAAGGACTTTGCAGACCCACTTATATCCCTGTGGAAGGCCTTAAATGCTTGGAAAGCCCTAGAAGTATTGATCGCTGCAAACCAAGATATCTGACGATCAGCCACCCCTAATACATCCTAGCTATGCCTGACACAGGTACATTAGGATTAGGAATTTCAGAACGGGATTGCTTCTCCTCCTCTTGAGCCAATCTGTTAAGAGATTCTACTACTTTTAGCCTCTCGCTAACTACCATTTCATTGCTTGTCTCTATTGATATTCCCGAGAATTTACTAAGAACTACCTGGAGCTCAATCAATTTATCTAGAGAAGATATATCCTCCTCACTATAATCAGGAACGCTTTGGACGAAAAAACTGGCTAGTAAACGGCATTACAGACTCAAAATCATTGAAGCATGCAGGACATTCAATGTCCAATTGCAAATCGGCTCCAGGAGAATGTTCATCAATACAATCACGAATGGCCTGACTATCAGGTCCGTATAAATCCTCACAGAAGGATAAAGCCCGCGACGCATCTACTTCTTTACCATCAACAGAGACAATATGCTTTGACAAAAGAAATGTATATGATGGATCTCCCTCTTGCACGGACTTTTTCCTCTGTGCAGCAGCATATTTACCTGCTGCTTTCTCATCAAATACACGCAGGAGACGCAGTTTCACTACTTTTCCCGAAGACGGAAGAACAATTTCATAGGGCTCGGATGCATCAGAATCCTCCATAACCCTAACTTTTAGACCCTCTGGAAGCTTCAGATCTTGCTTAAATGCTTCTCCGCATTCAGGACATCTAACAGTAAAAGAATAGTTGAACCCATAAGTAATACCTCTGACAAACATTAGTAGATAATACTTATCTCCTACTAAATACTCATTAAATGGCCAGTCTTTAGTCAAGAGGCAATTCTGTATAATATTATCCATAACAGAATTTCTATCTTTCCCCCCTCCAAAAACCATCTTCTCTTCGGAGGTCTTCATAGGACGGACTTTAACCAATCCGCCAGGGACTTTATCATCGTACAACAATCCCCTACTAGGAAGAATAGTCTCCTTAACATAGGGATCTGACAAACTTGAGGAGGCCTCCTGCACCTGTCCCTCATCAGACATTTTTGACTCCTTAGACTATCCCGTCGTAAAACACCTTATCAACACAGAACTCAACCTCAATAGAATTCTGCTCGGACGAATCCATGTTCCCTGTACCAAACTTAACCCGCTTGGGCCAAATCCCCCACACTCTCCACCTTCGCAACTGTTCACCATCAGGACCAAAGAAGATCAAATCTCCCTCAGTCTTGTACTGATAGGTATACCCAATCTTCCCTGTTTCAACGTCGTAAACAACCTTTCTCCACTGGGAAATAATATCAGAGGTTTCCGCACCCACATAATCACGTACAGTAATAGTTTCGTTAGAATAAGTAGTTCGTCCAGCCCACTTACGCACCTCGTTCCCAAAGTTAGTAACCTGCTCCTGAGTTTCTTCACTGGGGAACGGTACCTGCTGTATAGACAGAGCCAGAATTTGTTCACCATTCCCCCCTGAAGTAGGAATACTAACTCCTGCAGGAGGCGTTAGACGAAGAGTAAAGTTATTCTGACGCTGAGGTTCCAACGTCCCTTCATCTAGTCCTGCTATGTGATCGGCATTTACTGTCTGAGCCATTATTCAAACTCCGCTAAACAAATTCATCAAACCTGGCACCAGTAGGAAGCAAAGTAGCCTCTACACTGATCATTTCAGCAGTCTTTGTAGGCTGGAACAAAATCTTTCCAATCATTTCATTCCTAGCTATTATCTCAGGCGTATTAACAGTAGAATCGCAAATAACTTTGTAATCGTAAACACCTCTACGATTCTTGATCCCCGCCATAATAGGCTCTACCAACCGAACAAAAGATCGCCATGTGGTCTCATCATTCGGCTCAAACAAAATATTTACAACAGCAGTAGCAACAATCTTCCTAATATAAAGAGTTAGTCTCCTCACATTAATTCTGTCCAGGGCAGTAGTGGTTCTCTGCAAAGTCCTCTGGCCCCAGATAACTGTACCCTTTCCATAAGCACTAATAATAGGATTAACAGCATTCCCCCCACTATACATAAAGTCCCGCTCACCCTGAGTAGCAGAATGCTCGACTTGCAACACATCAGTGAGCAGTGCACGATTAAATCCTGCAGGAGCCCACCAAGGGTCAGCTACAAAATCAGTGAAAGCCATTACCTGAGCAACATGCCCAGAAGGAGGAACCCACACCTCTGCATCAGAAAACCCGTCGTAAACCTGTAACCACGGATAATACAATGCTGCATAGCTAGAGTTCAAAGCAGACGTGGGGGCACCTGTAGCAGAACCAAGACCATTGTGCCAATCCACTGCGTCACTAACTGACATATTCTGAGGAGAATCTAAGATAGTCATACAGTCACCCCGACTAGAACATAAATCAATAAGCTCTGCTATTATACTCCTATGTGTATTACCAGGGACGGCAAGCAGGTTGACATCTACTACCTCACCGTTCCTAAACAAACTAAGACCTGAACCTGGTACAGTAGGAGGAGTTCCTACAGAACCTATAATATCAGAGTTAGTGACTGACGCTCCATCATCTCCTCCAGTAAGGGTATATGTGCCCGCCGTAAGATTTGTGTTCGCGTCATTAATACTGGTGATCATAATATAATCTGAAACACCGTTGATCTTTGTAGCCCAATAATTGCTACTAGTAGGTGAACCCAATACACAATTATCGAACACTTCTACCGCAGAAGTACCATATTTGACAGTAAACTTGTAGGATCCAGAATAATAAGTAGAGGAAGCAACTACCACAGAAATACTATTACCCCATGAACCAGAAGAAGCCGCCTGTACTGTTCCTGCACTTCCTCCAACAGCAGTAATACTAATCTGAGCTGTTAAATCATAATGAGCTACTCGGACAAACTTTAGTTGCTTCCCCTTCCTCAAGTACCGCACTGCCGCTGCTAAACCTAAGTGAGAAGAAGAAGGAACTCCGAAAGTATTGATCAACGACGCTTCATCAGTTATCAATGTGATTTCGTCAGTAGGGCCTTTACTAGCCGTACCTACCACACCGAAAATAGAAGTAGCGAGCTGGGGTGCATATAAACTAAAATCCTTTTCAGTAGAATATACACCTGGGGAGACGATCACACCCATTTCATTTCTCCGACTACAAATCCTCGTAATCCAGCAGAAAACGGCATTGTTTTCTTCTCAAAAACTGGATTAAGGTACGACAATCGTATCAACGATTTCATCTTCAGTTTCTAGATCTTCCGAGGTAATAAGTGGAGTAGTTATAGATTCTATTCTAGTTACTATTTGTGGATCTTTCATGACCCACGCATGAACTAAAAATACAAATACTTTTCTAAGAACTCTTTGGTCTCCTGACTTACTATCAAAAGAAGGAACAGGACGAGATTCTTCCAAAGTCATCCTGGTCTTAAGATAGTTTAGTGGAGGAGGGTGCTTTACCCTCAAGTACTTTTCCCTAGCCCTAAGCCCCTGAACAATCTGCATTAGAATATCCTGGAGATCCCTTAGAGTCCTAGACCACACATGAACTTGATAAGTAAGATTAATAGGTTGAGGCTTTTCTACTGACCAGTAACACTGGTTCAATTCATCCCAGAATTCTCTTCTAAAGTTAAAAGTAGTGTATCTAGATTGATCATATACTTCAGCTACTAGATCAACTGAGCCAAAAGGTAACGGAATAACTGTTTGATCGCTAACTGTTCGCTCCTGAACTATTTTCTTAACCTGTGCTAAAGCTCTTTCAGGAGTAGCAAACACTGTTAATAACGGCCTGCCATCATGTTTCAAAGTATGAACATAATCAGCCATCGCTTTATCATAATTATCATATATACTAGTCCACTTTTCAACGGGCATTCATCAGAACCTTATCTATATCTACCTTCCCGTCTAGTATATCCTGTGCAGAATATTCTATCCCTAATAGCACAGCCTCATGAGACAATAAAGTACTCCATGCTAATGCCTTAGTGGCTAATGATCTAGACCATTTAAAATCCGACATCGACTTGTTGAATTTAGAACACATACCTTGTAACTTATTGCAATGCTCTATACTCTCTCTCAACCCCCCTTCAGGAACTTGTCCTAGTTCCTCAACTATAGCAATTCCCTGCCCCCTACAATGCTTGTACAAATACAATGAGGTTTTACGCCACCACTTACGATATAGTGGAGAAAAAAACTCACTCATTATTTAATCTTTCTTCTACTATTCTCTTGAGCTTTTCAATAAGACGAGGTCTACACTCCTGATCCCAGATTTGCATAGATTCTTGAAAATGAGGAAGAGGACTAAAATTCATATCTCCGTACTCTAAAAGTTCTGGAAAGAAAGAGGGAATTCCTTTCTGTTGTAATTTATTATCGTCGAAACTAACTTGCATGCCTAAATTAGAAGTATCTACTACTACACACTGCAAATAATCTTTCAGGAAGTTAGTTAGATCAGACAAAAACGGGTATTTTGTAAGAGACTGTACAGACGGTTCCCAAGACTGAAACCTCTTTTTAATAACTGTATCTAAAATGTGCAAAACCTGAACCTCAATTTCTTGGTGTAGCGATTCCCAAGAAGCTAATAACACATCAGAGAATTGAGAAAAGATGGCCTCAGAAGAAGGGGAGAGGTGAGCCTGAATGTCTAGCATGACAACGTACTCAACAAGTCAAGTACTACAAGCAATACAACGTACTACTATTATAATGACGAGATGGAGAAAAGAATTGAAATGAGTAAACTAGATGCCTGCATTCAGCTCTGATTCAGGGCGGTACCGAGTAGCTAAGAACTCGAAGAACACAGGAATATCTGTATTGGCCCACATCTTCCCACGACGTATTTCATTCACGTCATAAATCAGTGTGGAGAATACAAACCTATCGCCTACTCCACACCCAGTAAAAGATATCTCCCTAGTACTAGAATCCTGAGTAATAAACCCGGCATCAAGGAGGTGAGGAACTGAAACAGACAAAACAGTATCTCGAACTTTTTCTATTCCGAATCTAGTTAGTGGATGAGTTTCCTGATTAGGCTGTACAAAACCTCTAAGAAGAACGGGGTCTGAAAACTGCTTACTCTCATCATCTATCTCTAGATGAACAGGATCTATCTCACCAGGAGGCATAGTCAAAACTTTATACTGTACAGTAGGATATAACCTATCAGTCATATTCCTAACCAACATATATATATGATCTAGATCAGCAGATGATGGAAACTGTGTTTGCATTAGAGCACTCCGCTCTTCATGTCGTAGTATGTAGCTACTCTAGATACACCGTAGAAGAACAAACCTACCACTATCAAAATACCGATTACATACCCAATTGCTAACCAAGGCACAGAACACAACACTAACCAAACAGAAGAACAAATCCAAGTTATTATGTTAACAACGGCAACAAGAATATTTAGAACAAGCAGAAGTAGAAGTGAACAAGCTACTACTAGTAAAATAGGCCTCCAAAGAACATAAACAAGAACAAAAGGTAGAAAACAAACCATAACAATAGGCAGAGCACAAATAGGAAGTACATATACAAAAAAAAGATACACTAAACTAGAAAGGGCTAGTACTTCTAACATTCCAATTCTCCTGTACCAAGCCCCCTTTCATTTTCAATATACATACACACCCAAAAATAATCCAAGAATCCAGGCCCTCCAATCCTAGTTGACCCTTTCTAACTATCCTGAATCAATAACCTTACTATTCCACCTAGCCCAGATCTTTAACCAATCTACTATCTCTTTCTCGGTTGCTTTTGCTTCGTTTCTCAACTCTACTGCATTAGTATTTACTGAACCTCCAGGAGCAGGAATAGTTTGAGTATACTTACCAAGTACTTGACTATAAATAAACTTGGCCCGGGCTAAGCACAGATCAAAAAACTTCTGTGTGTACTCAGCCATACTTCCAGAAAAAGAATCAACTCCCATTTCTACACCTACTGTATAAGTAATATCATATGGACCACTCCAACAATCAAAGTACAAACGCTTTGTATACTTATCCCAATGCCATTCAGGCTCTGTTCCACGGACACGCTGAAACATTTCATAATAGCTCCTAAACATATACCAATCAGAAATAGGAAACCTGGGAAAAACCATTCTATACAGTATTTCAAAGATATTTATTCTGGCATAATCCCTCTGTTCTTGAGGAAACACAATCTGCACATCTGCCACCCCTAATACATCATCTTCTAACTGAACATAAACAGAATCCTCTACATTACGTCTAATTCTGGTCTGCATCTCCTGACCATACTGACGAAAAATACGAAGGGCATTAGTAATAGACTGATCTAACTGAGCATCAGTTAATTCTACTTGGACAACAGAACCGGGCCCACCACCCAATTCTGTCTCAATGTACTGTTTAACATCTGCTTGGGTTATCATATAGTATCCCTATTTTTAGGGGTACAAACTAGCTTGGAACTCTCGTTCCGCATCATCCCAAAAATCTCGATCTTCTAGATCACCTAACTGACCAATCCATACTTGACGGAGACTCTCTACGGCTTCTTCTATCGATGGACCTACCCCCGCTACAGCTTCCCCAGGAAGTTGAATACCTATACTATTTCCATTCCGTACAGCTACTGCCCCCTTCTGTACCACGCCAGACTGATGATAAGCATCCTCAGCGCTATCACATTCTACAATTTCTCTGTGAATAAAATAACCAGTATTATCAGGGTTATAAGAAATAACGTACCATTTCTTAACAGGTTTTCCCGCACCCAGCAAACTATCTATTGCTCTATCAATGTGATTAGACATCATACCCTCCATCTAAAAAGAAATCTTTCACAGCACGACCTGTTATTATCTGATCTATAATTGAATCAATATCCATTACTAATACTCTCCTGGTTCTTTTCCTAGCAACGCCTTCAACTGAAGATGAATATCATTAAGAACAGACCCTACTGCATCCTGAACAGGACTAGAAAATTCTTCATACTCTAACATATCCATCCACTCTCTTACACGGTTTATCTGCGCTTGTATTTCGTTCGCAGTAAAAGAACCTCCTAACATACGAACCTCCAATAAACTATCAACAGCTTCATTAATATCCCGATTAAGGTGATCCATGCATCCTAGCCTTATGTACTATCATCCCTCGTTCACTGGAAAACTGCTTTTGACATACATCACAGGTGTATACCTCATTAGGAGCAGCAGGCGCATCCTCTGGCTTCTCAGGCGTTCTTTCAACCTCCACCTGGTTCGTATGGACCAGAACCTCCTCCTCCTCCTTCTTAATAGACACCGGCCCCGGCTGGCCAGTCTTAACCATACTATCCTGTATATCTTCCTGATCCTTCACTATCTTCTCAATAACAGGCCCCTCATAGGAGGGAACATCTTCCTGGGGAGGCGAAGGATTCTCTAAGAAAGTAGCAGGGACACTATCCCGGTCCTTCGGTTGACTTTCATCCTGTCCAATCTTGTGCATAACCTTAAGATGAGTTTCCATAACAGATCTAGACCCTGTCCTAAAAATATCACACTTCTTACAGAAGTATATGCCTGACTTCTTAACCCAGTTAGAAGTATTTTCTTCAACCTTTAGCGGAATATCATACTTGACCTTTGGCCTCTTAGGAAGAGGAGGGGGATTAGTTTTGGTAGGATCGAAACTAATAGGGACCTTGGTAAGTTGACGAGGACCGAGGAACCTACTAAACCAACTACTAGTAGACCCCTCTCCAGGACGAAACTGTACCTGACCTCCAGTAGGACCTGGAAGGTATAGAGGATTACCAGTATTGTTAACGTACTTATAATTCTTCGCCATTAGCTATCTCCGAAAAAGAAAAGGAGGCAGAGGCGGTAATCGCCCCCGCCTCCTTAGAAGCTCTCACATGCAATATAATACATTACGTAGGAGAGAATGCTCCGCCGGTCTGCGTGACCTGACCCGTACAATACATCCCGCTATTCACCACTTTTAGGCCGGTACGCTGGACCATGCCCTTACGAGCAATCAAATCATCCAGCACAACCGTCCCGCTAGTATACAGTGCCAAATACGGGGCATATATGTACCCAGTATCCAAAAAGGACGAACCCTTGTGACCCATGACAAACTGATCAGAAGCAAGGGCTACCGGATCCTTGTACACATCAAAAGACCCAATAGTTCCTATCCTGTGCATACCAGCAGTATCAGTAGGCAAAGAGCTCGAAGGGGTGAACTTACTCAGGGTCTCCAGAACATTGCAGACATCCACACCTGCAACAACCCAATTAGCCGTTGCTCGCTGCGTCCGACTAAAGATCAGGTTCGACCCAGAAACCATTGCATCGTACAAGCTCTCCTTATGCCACACCCAAGGGACACTGGCAGGAGGGGTACGATCCCAAACAACGTTACCAGCACTAGCAATCTGCTGAATATGACGAACGATCTTGTAGTTGATCTCCTTGGCAATCTCATTCGCCATAAATGCCACGATCTCGACCTCGGCATTAATGCCGTGGTAAGCCTGCAGATCCTGCTGGGCCTCGATCGACCAACGGCACCTGAGCTTATTAGGTCGAGCAGTGACTGGTGCTGAAGTCAGCTGCAAGTCAATTTCAGGAGTACCAAAAGACCCCTCAGAATTGTATTCATAATCAACAGTAACAGCAGTAGCATTAGCAATATTTGCGTTAAAGGTGACATCATAAGCACCGGTAGTATAGTTAACAGTATTAACACCACCAGCATTGACATCACCAATTAATGCACCATTGCCGTTATCTACTGCTCGTAAATTGCCATCGGTAATAACAACAGTACCGGGACGAACAGGAGTATATGTTAAATTCCCCTGGTACTGAGCAGTAGCCCCGTCTCCGGTCCCAACAGCTTCCTGCTGAATAATTTCATCCGTATAGTGAATATTCCCCGACGGACCGCGACGAGCATCATACATCTTACTGCCGCGAGAAATATTCCCCTTAGTGGATCCATACAGGGCCTCAAAATAGAAAACTAGCCCAGTAGGAGCATCTAAAGGACTAACCGTCACCAAATCACCGGCAACTAAGTTAGCCATAATCGCCCGGACAAGCGGAAAGACAAACTTCTCAAAAGAACCAACCTGGAGGGTCCTGGTCGACTCATCAAGCTGGTTCAGCCATGTAAGGGTATTCTCAAACAGCTGGGCCATAACAGCCCTCTTGTGAGAATCGTCAATCCCTTCCAAAAAGTTAACTGCTCGCTCACCCTGGTACCCCCGAATGGCTTTACCAGGCATCCTGCTCCACGACTCAGCAAGCTGTTCACCCTTGATTCGCAAGGACTCCAGCATTTGCGTAGTTTCCATCGTCATCTACTCCGAAACAATACATCGGACCAATCTCTGTGATATATAGAACAGAGGATAATAGACATAGACAGTACTCTCAGAAGAACAGTCGAAAGCCTATCCATTGTCAATCCCCTATACCATGGACAAACCCCCAGGAAATCGTCTAAGATCGAGTGCGAGCAATGCATGCTTGCATAAACGACTGAGACCTTGTAGTCCTGCCATTGGCACTGCCCTTATTCGATTCCAGAAGGACTTTCTTAGACTTTTCATCAAGAGGAGGAAGAGTGGGGTCAGAAACTTTCCCCATCGCCTCAGTCAGCTGCTTCGCCTTTAGTTCAACATCTGCGGCAGCCTTAGACTCAAGCAGAATATTCTTGACAGAAGCCAGACCAGGGTTCTTGTGGATAATGTTTTCCACAACAGCAGAAACTTTTTCTGACTTAAACCTCTCGACTACGGCCTTGAGAAGTTTAACAGAAGCAGTATACCGCTCTTCTATCTTCTTCTTTTCCTCAACAGCCTGCCGAGCCTTCTGAACTAGGCCATCTGCAACTTTCTTAAGAGCAGTATACCTAGCAGAAGGAATAGAATCCTTCAAGGACTCCACCTGTTTCCGCAGTTCCACATTCTTCTGGGCCAAGCTCTCAATCACATCTTTAACACTTGCGCTCATCACAGACTCCTGTGTACTTCTAGTATGTGTCGGGGGTTGTCCATATTTAGTTCTGTCAACTGAGAATCCTTTCCGCTCCATAGCAGAAGCTAACTGTTGCAAAGAATCCTCAGAAGTTGTATGCCCAAATCTATTTAGAATATTTTCTAACTCTCCACGAAAAGCAATACCCTTATCCGGAGTTCTCTCTTTTAAATAAGTATTTACAACATTATCCCATTCTTTTTGTGCAGGCAGAGTAGCTTCTTCTACTTTAGAAGAATCTTCCTTCTCCTTCTCCTTCTCCTT